TGGCAGCAGATCCTTGTAAAACGTGATCAGATCCGGCTTCCACCCGGACGAAGCCGCCGCGCGGCCCCATCCCTTGCGTCCGGTGGCGGTAGCCATCTGACAGCCGTTGAACCGCGCCCAGGTATCTATGTCGTTCTGAAGCGCCAGCACGTCGTCCAGCGCGCCGGCCACGAGCCAGTAGCGCACGACCTTCAGGCGAGGGAATGTCACGAGTTCAGTGACCACGACACCGTCGCCCTTCTCCCAGAACATGGCATGTCCGGTATTCACCATGGCGACAACATCATTGATGGTGTGCGTATTCCCGCCACGGTCCAGCGCCTTCTGAAACCGCGCGCGCTTCTCTTCGGAAGACAATCCGCTCATGGCCTGGGCACCGCTTCGGTGGCGATCATGCCGGCGTTGTCGATGCTGACCTTCCATGTCGTTCCGTCCGGCGACCGCAGGCCGATGAACGGCCATGTCGGCGGCGATGTCGCTGACTGCTTCGCGTTGATCGCGTCGGCGAGCTGTTGCAGGCGCTGATTGATGTCGCCGCTGACCGGGGCGACGAACGGCGCCGGCGGATGCCTGAGTGTCGCGACCATCAGCGAGATCCTCCCTGGCGCATCTGAAGACGCGGACGGCCGACGGTGAACGGCCCGTCAAGTATCGCTTCGAGCCGCATGCGCACCGAGCGGCCGGAGAAACGTGTATCCATCAGACCGTTGTGGACTTCGGTGTAAAGACCGGTGTCGGTTTCAACGCTGTCCCACGGCTCCTCGCGGGCGAAGAAGCGGAAGCCGAACGGCGCCGACAACGTCGGATTGGCGATGGCGTCGAAAACCACCTGTTTCACATGAAACCGATTATTCCCCTCACCACCATTGAGCGCGCCAGTTTCCAGAAAGACCTCGCCAGCGGAGGCGCGCGGGGCGCCATCATCGGTGTACCCGGATTCGTGCTGATAGAGCGCGCCCCCCGAGGTGGAGGCGCCGCCCAGCACGGGAAAGTCCAGCGTGCCGATCCGATCGCCCGCCGTGCGCGCCCGTGAACCGAGCAACCAGTAGCCAGGATTGTTCGTGTAGTTCATCGCGATGTAGCGGTTGTTTTCACCGTCGGTCGAGTTTTCGTCGGGCCAGTCCCACCACATCTCGGCGAACCGCGGATTGGCGGAGCCGAACAGTCGGCCCGCGCCTCCGGCTTTCAGCACCGAGAAGAACCAGTTCTTCACGTCGCACTGCAGCGGTTGGACGTTGCCGTTGTAGGACCAGAAGTTCTGATTGGACATCCAGGCGACGAACGAACCGGCGCCGGCCACCGCGCGCGGCGAGATCGGTCCGCACCCGGTGCCGATCTGAGTGATGCCATAGGCGTATGGCGCGCCGACATACTGCATCAAATGCACATCGTTCGTGGTGAACAACAAAATCCCGGCGCTCACTTTCACCGCTGTCAGCGCGGCGGCCGACGTGACGAGTTGCTTATCGCCGGCCAAATTGGTGACGTTGGCCGCCCAGACCGTCATGTCCTCTTGATCGGACCACGCGATTTTGCGTGGATCGCCGCCCGCGCCATACAGCACCACCTGACGTTGGTCGGTCACGATCACGCCGCGATTGTTGGTGGGCGCGTTGAGCACCTGGGTGGCGTGGACGGTCGGGGTTTTCGGATCCCAGACATAGAGATGGCCATCCTGGGTGGGCACCACGACCAGCAACTCGCCGAACGTGTCCATCGACCACCAGTCAGTGGCATTGCCGAGAATGCCGGGCGGTCCTATCGGGCCGCCGGTTCCACTCGATATGCCATAGACGCCGAAGCCGTAGTCGCCGCGGCCGTAGCCGGATGGAAAGCCAGACGGCAGAATGGGCGGCGCCCCGGTCGGCGTGATGTCGTGAACCGTTCCGGTGTCGAACAGATAGGCGTAGAGGTGGGTCTCGGTGCCGAACGCGGCCCAGCGTTGGTAGGTGTTATCATGCCAGGTGACGACATCACGCGGCGGATCGGAGACGTCGCTGCCGCTCAGTTTCGCGTTACCGCCGATCGGCACGATGGCGCCGCCGCGCCAGCGGATGTTGTTGCTGTCCCACCATTTTCCAGGCGTCGCCTCGAAGGTTGACTGACGGACGATGCCGGCCGGGGGCGAGACGGTTACCCGCGGCATCAGGTGGCGGCCGGGTGCAGCCAGCCCACGTTCACGCCATTGATGACCACGCCGACGCGCGCGCCATCCCAGATGAACGCGAACGCGGTGAGACCGCCGTATGTCGTGTAGGCAACGCCATGCGCGCCGGCCAGAACGCCACCGACTCCGCTGATATAGCCCCCCATGGAGGTGATGTTGCCGCTCGCGGTAAGCGGGCCGGAAATATTGCCGGTAATGAGCGGCAGCAGGATGGTGTCGAGCTGCGTCCAGTTGGCGTTGGTTTTGTTGCCCCAGCTGTCCTGCGATCCGCCGACGGCGGGCAGGGTGAGCCCGAAATTCGGGGTGGTGCTGTCGGAGCCGCTCATTTGACACCAGCGGGAGGATTGAGCGCTGTGTTGGTGATGCCGGCCGGGCTGTCCGAACTGTCATCCGTCACCGCGACAAACCACGTGGCACCTGGATCGGTCGGCAGCTTCACATGCCAGCCACCAATCCCTGACGTGCGATTGTAGCCCATGCGCATGACCCAGTCCCGGTAGGTGCCGGTAGAGGTGCCGGTATGCGGCCTGTTGGTCTGCGGCGCGACGGGCGCCTGGAAGCCCCAGACGATGCCACCGTTACATGCGCGCCATTGGGGGTTACCACTAGGGGTTGCAGTCATACTACCTGCGGTAGAAGCCATCTCATGCCTCCTTCATGGCCACGCGCGGGACGAATGGCTGTGGTTCATCCCCGGCGGCCTGTTGCGCGCATTGCCGTTGGATCTCGGCTATGAGAGGTGCCACCACCTCGTAGGGGCCTTTGGCCAGCACCCGCATAGTGGTGTCCCAGGCACCGGCCTCGAGGGTGACGGCGAGTTTGTCGGTGGGGGTCATGCCCTACGCACCATCATCACGCTACCGTTCAGATATGCGCCGTCAACCGGCACGCCAGCGGTCGCGGCGGCGGCATCGTTGGCCGCGTTGACCCAAGGTCCGCTGAACGTCAGCGCCCCGTTGAACAGGTTCCCGTAGCTTTTGTTCGTTGGATCAACGGAGGCATACTGTACCAACGGTATCCCGGCGGGGAGTTGAACGATGTTACCGGTGATCAGCGTGTAGGTCGTGGTATTGACATAAATCCCGGCATTCTTCGCGGTCTGAATGTAGTTGCCGATTATGTTTATGGTATTACCACCAGTCAGGAGTATCGCGTATTCCTGTGCTGATGGGGATGACGACCCAATGCAATAGATACTGTTGTTGCTGATAATACCGGGTCCCATAGTGTGGAACTCGAACGCGGCCCATATGTTGTCAATCGAAGGAATGGGAAAATGCAGAGTATATGTATTAACGATCTGCACCGAGAGACCGGAGTCGGAAAACACACCACGAGTTCCCGCGTTGAAATGACTGTCGGTAATGGCCAGCCATAGGTCGGCGTCCCCCAGGATGCCAGACCACCGGATGCCATAATCGCAACCAATGAAGTCGCTCTGATCAACATAAACACCTTGCACCCAGTCGCCGATCTGCAGGCCGACACTGCCACCTTGCGTCAGGATATTGCTAAACCGCGCCGACGTTAAATACGCGGAAGCACTCTGTCCCTCTATGCGGATACCTTCCCCGCTGCCCGCGCCCGTCGCGTTGGGCGCGACATACATGATGTTGTTGACGGAAACATTGTTGAGAAGATGAATGTGAATGCCCGTGGCCCAGAAGAAACTCCCGCCGACAAAAGCTATGTCCTCGATTTCGCAGATACCCTGGCGAACAACTGTTATATCCGTCGTGGTCAGCGTCAGGCCGGTATTGCCATAAGTAGCGCCGGTCGCGGGCGCGCGGATCATCGTAAACCCCGACACATGAACAACGGCGCTTGATCCAAGCGTGAATGTCAGGCCGTCACCACCGCCTGGGAAACCCAGTATCGTAACGCCGCTTCCGGCACCTCTGAACGATATATCACCGGTTATTGTTTGCGAGAGCGCGGAAGCGATGTTGTAGGTTCCCGATGGCACCACGATCTCGCCACCATTGGCGGCGGCGGCCAACGCAGCGGTGAACGCGGGCGCGTCGTTCGTGACGCCATCACCAACAGCACCGAGGTTCTTCACGTTGACCGAACCGCCCAGCGCCGCGTCGAGCACATCAGCGTTCAGGTTGAGGTGGTTCCCCCACTGCTCCGCGTCCGCGTTGTAGAGCGGTTTGTAGAGACCGAGGTTCGGGGTCGTGGTGTAATCCGCCATACTGCCTCACGCCGCCTGAGAGAAAGGTCCGGGCGCCCATACCCCAGGCGCGCAGACGTGAACCTGGGACTGATCGAAGGCGCGCTCCAGCGGCACGAGATGCAGATCCGTATCGCCCGTCGCCGCGTAGCCGCCGACGCCGAAGCCGCCCATGCCGAAGCCAGACGGCACCGCGCCGGCCGGCTGGAAGGCTGGTCGCGTGCCGAAATTGAAGGTGCCGAAGTTGCCGGTGCCGAAGCCGCGCGACGAGGAGCCGACAAAAAGCACGAGGATACCGGCCGCCGGAATGCGCGCGATGTCATACATGGCGATGCCGACCGGCGTGACCGTGGGCAGCGTGCCGAACAGGGTGCCCGCTGTGTCCCACAGCGTCACGGTGTTGATGGCGCCCCAGAACGCGGTCGCGTGCGGCCACTGGAGCGAGGCGGTGTTGGCGATCGTGATGCCGTCAGCGCAATACGCCAATGTCGCCGGTTGCCGCGTGTAGCCCGCCACGGCGACCTCGACCTCGCCCACCGCGAGGCCCACGAAGCAGTCGAGCGGGAAGGTGATGGTGCCGGGCATCAGGTGGTGCTGTCCGTGATCAACCCAAACCCCGCCAACGTGGTCAGCAGCGACGTGAGCGCGGCGTTGCCGCCTTTCGCGCCCGTCACGGCGGTTGGTGGCAAACCGTTTCGCGGTCCTGTCGCGTTACCCGTCAAAATGTTCGACGGATCAACCCAGATCCCGGTCGGCGCCGGCCCGGTATAGGACACGCCATATTGTTGCGTCTTCGTGGTTTGCGTATCGGATATTATATTGTTGGCGATGCGGATATTCACGATCGCCGTCGAACTGGTTCCGATATTGATCCCGTCATGGAATGGACCGCCGGACCACTGGCCACTGTTCTGAATGATGTTACCGGTTATCGTGATATCGCGACACGCACGGTTGGTGAAACCGGGATAACCGCCATCGAATAATCCAATACCGGCCTGCCCTGAGTTCCGGATGGTGTTGCCGGATATCACGCCGTTCCATACCGCCGGGAAGTCCAGCGCGTTACCCGACGCGGCGATGATCAGGTTGTTGGAGACCACGATGCCGTTGCAGTAGAGCGCGTAGATAGCGGCGGTATAAGCGGCGGAAACCACGGTATCCCACGGGCGTCCCGTGATGACGAACACATTATCGGTGACCTGACTGTCCTGTATGGCGCCCAGGTTGATGTTGTCTGAGCCGCAATCGGTAAACAAGCACCCCTCTATTCTCGTTCTGAACCCCCACGCGATACCGTCCCCGCTGGTCTGCGAGAACGCCTGCGCCCAATCGGCCGCGCTGCCAGTGGTTTTCCAATGATTGCCGATGTTCCGGAATGTGCAACCGCGCACGACGAGATCGTTGTTGCCGGAACCGTTGAACGCCATGCCACGCGTATTCTGATACGTCACCCGATCCAATATCAGTCCGCTGACACGATAAGCCTGACTGACGACATTGTTACTGGCGAAATCCTGGCCTCCGCCATCGAACGTCAACCCCTCTATTCGGACATTGGTAGTGTTGCTGGTCGCCCATAACAACGCGGCGCTAACATTGCCGGCGGTTGGCGCCATCGTGACGCTGCCAGGATGAGCCCACCATGTTTGATTTGATGGAATACCGATGTAGCTGGAAACCAACAAAGAGTTGGCCGAAGGTGGAAAGTAGATAACGGCATCCGGCCCGGCCAGAGAGACGACAGCCTGCAACGCGGCATAATCGTCCGTCACGCCATCCATTTTAACGCCGTGGTCCTTGACGTTGAAAACCGTGTCCGAAGAAATAACGGCGTCCAGCTTGTCGCTGTTCAGATTAAGGTGGTTTCCCCACTGTCCGACATCCAGCGCGTAGTTCGGTTTGTAGAGCCCGAGATTTGGTGTGGTGGTGTAGTCGCTCATGATGTCACCGTGATCAGTTCAGCCTGCGACAACTGCCGGGGCCAATATCGCACCCGCCGCGCCCATTGGCTGACCGGGGACTGGAAAGCGACCGCGCCGGCAATCAACAGATTGGCGATGACGGGCAACACGGGAACAACGCCGTCGTTCGACGTGGTCGGAGCGCCATCATGCGCGCCCGACACGACAACACCGGTCGCCCACGAAACCGCGCCCTTATGGACGGGACCAGACGGAACGGAAGGAGCCGCGTCGTAGACAGCGGTATGACCGGCGGAAGACGCGATGACACCCGCGCGGTTCAACACTGGCGCGGTCACGGTTCCGTTCGCGTAACCGTCAGGTATGATCAGATCGGCGTTGACGTTCGCGCCGACCAACGCGGCAGGCGCTGAGAAACCGACCGGCGTGCCTTCGAGAATATATTCATGCACCAGAGTGCCTTTGGTCGCGTCGAACCCGGTCACCGACGCGATCGGATACGACAACGTATCAACCGCTCTTGCGACGGTGGCCCCGAGCGTGGGGATATATGATGAGACGTAACCGGTTTCGACCTGACCGCCCCAAACAAAGACGGTCTGCGCCGGTGTGGCCGTCTGGCCGGCATCGCGCAAATCGGTGCCCAGTTGAAAATACGTTGTCGCGGAGCCCAATGTCGGAGTGATCACGGCAAATCGTTGCCATGCGGTCGTCAGAACAGCTTGCGTGCGGTAGTAAGTGATCCCATCCTGCGTGATGTTCAGGTAAAGCCGCTCGCCTCCCGTGAGGCCGCGTAACCAAACCGAATAAGCATAGGCAGCACCCCCTCCTGTTATTATCGGCACGAGATTCCACCACGCGCCCGCGCCCGTCGCGACAGGATATACAGCGCGCGTGGCAGTCAGTGTTCCATCCGGCGCGGCAACCTGATTTGGTGTCGTAACCGGGGCCTGGGCATTGCCACTCCCCCACGAAGCATTGCTGGCGTTTCCACTGTTCAGCACAAGGTTCGTGCTGGTGTCTTCCAGCAACAAACCCTTGAGCGCGAGCGTCGCCGGGTCGTAATCGAAACGCGGCACATTACCGGCATATGATGTCAGCACACCGGTCGGCCCGTAGGCCCACCCCGTGCTCGCCCGCGTGAACACCGCGCCCGCGCCGAGCGAGCTGTTCATGAAGTCGATGTCAAACGTCGGGGAGGCCATGCCGGCGCCGGTCGCCTGCGAGCCACCGAACTGCTGGCGCATCTCCTGACTGAAGTATTTGCACCATCCCATCGGCGAGACCGGGCCGGTGACGTGGCCGCACCATTTCGGCGCGATGTAGAACCGGCACCTCGAGCACTTCTCGCGCCCGCCCATCGGCGTGTAGCGCGCTTGCTGGGGTGAGACGCGATGGGTGATCATGTTCATCAGAACGAGACCAGCTCGGCACGGAACGGGGCGCCAGAATAATCGCTCTGCTGTTTTGCGAGGTCGGCGCGAGTTACAGCTTGTTGAAATTGAGCGTCAGCCTGAGCCGCCCTGTCATCGTCAAGTTCGAACAAGGCGCCGAACTTCAGGGTTCCCCACAAATACACGCCATAAAGCTGATCGAGCACGGCGTTGGTATCGGTCGGCAATTTCAACGGACGTGGTTTGGCATACCACCCCATTAATATCTTCTGCGGCACCCAGTTGGGATCAGGGGGATCGGGAATGACGGGGTGTGGAAGCAGCTCTATGCAGTCATGAACGATCCTGTAGGCAACGCACGGCGATGGACCGCCAGCGAGACCGCCAGCCGCCCGCCCACTGCCCTGGCCCCCGGTCCAGTGTCCCGACCATTCATCAAGCAACTGGAACATCTCACCCGACGTCGCGTCGCGGATGCTCTCCATCGTCGCGAAGTCGGCCGGCAGGCTGATGTAGGCGGCATCAATCGGCTGGGTGCCCGAG